GAAACCCTATGCACAACCTTAATAAGGTTGTACATAAGTGGCAAAAACCTAGGGAAACAGACACTAAAGTGTCTGAAAACTGTGCCAATCGCTGTGCATAATGCGATGGGGGGGTATGTACCCAACCCGCCTCCGCACAAGTGCCACGTTGCTGTTCGGTACTCACATAAAATTCTACATAACTATGAATGTCTGTATGGAAAAGGAGACACTGTATGACTATAAACAATAGACAAAAAAACTTAAAGGAAGCAAAAATAACTGCTACTCAATTTGCACAAGCTATAAAAAGCTTAGACTTATCAACGATTTCTGATCCTGAGAAAAGAAAACGTGCAATTATAGAAAGAGTATTAGCGATTATGGCAGAAGAGATAAAGGATCCTGTCTCTAAAAAAAAATTGCAAACTGAATTGAAAACTTTGGAATTTCATAAACGCAGTTTAGGAATTTAACATGGTGTCACGACAAGAAGCTGCACGTCAGCTTCTCAAATTACGAAATGCTGATGAGACATTTTTAGGTTTTGTAAAACTACATCACGCAGATTTCAAATTAGCAAAATTCCAAATCGATTTAATCAATAAGTTAGATGCTGTTGAGAAGGGTAAGATAAAACGATTAATGATTAATATGCCTCCAAGACACGGCAAGTCATTTTTGGCATCTTGTTTATTCCCTGTTTACTACATGGGAAGAAATCCTGAGCGTGCCGTCATGTGTGTTACCTACAACTCAGAATTATCCATGACATTCGGAAGACAAGTCAGACAATATGCAAAGGATCCATACACTCTACAAACTTTTAATAAGTTTGAGTTGTCTACTGATTCTCGTGCTGTTGATCATTGGGGTACATCTCGTAATGGTGTCTACTACTCTATAGGTTTGGGTGGTACAACAACAGGTAGACGTGCCAACCTCCTCATTATTGATGATCCTATCAAGTCTCGTGAAGATGCAGACTCAGCAACACAACGTAACAAAGTCTGGAATTACTACGTAGCCTCCCTACTCACTCGTCTGCAACCATTGGATCAACCACCAGCTGTCATCTGTATTGCTACTCGTTGGCATCCAGACGACTTATGTGGTCGTATTCAAAAACAAGAAGATTGGAATGAATGGGATCACATAAACTTTCCTGCCATCCTAGAAACAGAATCTACAAATGAAATTCGTAATCCTGAATACGCACACCTCCCCCTGGCAAAAGTATCTCGATACAAACGCTACATTAAATCAACACAAGAGAAACCTTTATGGGAAGAAAGGTTTCCTATGGCAGACTTACGTAAAATGGAAAAGCTTAATCCTCGTGAGTTTGCTGCACTCTATCAACAACAACCATTCATCAAGGGTGGTAATATGATTAAGACAGAGTGGTGGAAATATTACGACACCAATGATTTTGAAGAATCACAATTAACAACTATCATCATTGCAGTTGACACAGCATTTAAGAAAACAACGACTTCCGACTACTCCGTAGCCGTTGTCGCTGGAATGACACAAGAAGGAGACATCTACATTGTAGACATTAAACGATCACGATTTGAGTTTCCTGATTTAAAGCGTGCCTTAATATCTCTCAATACCAAATGGCGAGGTAAAGGATTACGTGGCATACATATAGAAGACAAAGCATCAGGCATGTCACTCATACAAGAGTTAAAAAATCAATCAGGTATGGCAATCATTCCGTACAAAGTATCGACAGACAAAGTTACTAGAGTAGCAGCTGTTACAGACTTAATAGAAGGTGGTAGAGTTTTACTACCACGCAACGCTATATGGTTAGATGACTTTATTGAGGAAACAGTTTCATTTCCTAATGGTACACATGATGATCAAGTAGATGCATTATCAATGGCATTAGATAAATTATCACGCATGTCATTTAATGCAGGAGAGTTAGAAGTTATTCCTCTTTCATCAAAAGGATCATTAGCATCTGCATTAGAGAAGACTGGAGATTGGTACGGATGGGGAGAATAAGGGACGACACAATTCCCTTTTTACACCTATTACTAAACACTTTAACATTAACATAAAGCATACATGGTAAGTAATAATATATACGGAGCAAGTTACCGAGACATTCACGTAGATTCACCTGATAACATTGTTGTCGATTTATCTCGTCACATTAACAAGCTACAAAACTACGAAGATATATCAGACGACTTAAATCAAGAAGAGGAATCAAAAATTGTTGAATACATACATTCAATGATTGATATGTCTCATGATAAAATTAAAAACAGATACGATCATTGGCGTGAAGCTGATCAGGCACATGATGTCTATGTTAATCCAACTGCTACAAAGTTTAGAGAAAAAGCTGTAATTGCCGATACTCGTGCAATAGCAGATACAGTAACAACTTATTTGATGTCTGCATTGGCAGGAAGAAACCCCATGTTTATGTTGGAAGGTTTAAATAGAAAGTCAAGAAAAGTTGCTGCTGTATTAGAAAGAGTTTTACATCAACACATGAGACGTACAGCTGGTGAAGCAAAGGTTGCACAAATGCTTCTCGATTCAGTACGATATGGTTTTGCACCAACAAAAGTTATTTGGGATAATAAAACAAATCAATCAAAGCTTGTTAACTTTGATCCTCGTAGATGTTTTCCTGATCCTCGTGTTAACTGGGGTGACTGGGAAAATATGCAGTACATTGTTTGTGCAGATTTTCAGTCATACAATTCTTTAGTACAATCAGGTTTATATCCTAAGTTAAAAAAATATCCTGGCTTAAGAAGTATATCTCCTATCAAAGCAGGATGGAATGCACACAAGTGGCAACAAGATAGTGGTAGAGGTTTATCTATTGACCCAGCTGACTCATCACAAAAACGTACAGGCAATTCTTATTTTACTTTAGGTGATGCACGTATGGTTGATGAAGCATGGATAAAATTATCTGGTCATGAAATTGGTATACCTTCTATTGAAACTATTTATTTAGTTGTAGCAATTCTTGATGAACAAGTTGTTATTCGTTTTCAACTTAACCCTTATGGTCAACAACTTCCTTTTGTCTTTGGTGGATTATATCCTGATTCACATAAAACATATGGTCAATCACTATACGATATTCTTTTACCCGTGCATGACATTGCTACATGGTTATTACGTTCAAGAGTAGATAATGTACAAGCAGCATTAAACAATTTAATCTTTGTTGATCCAACACAAGTTTCGGTGCCTGATCTTATTGATCGGAATCCTCATGGTATTGTTCGTACATTGCCAGGTGCTAAACCAGGTGATGGTGTATTCATATCACAAATACCCGATGTAACGAAGGGTCACTGGGGAGACATCACACAACTATCTGAATTAAAACAACGACTCTCCGCAGCCTCCGATGCACAACAAGGTATGCCAACTGGTGAAGTTCGTACAGCAACAGAGATTGCTCGCCTAACACAGTTAGGCTCACAACGACTAGGTGGATTGGCACGTATTATGTCAGCAACAACAATGCGTCCAATGGTTAGAATGATGGTTGCGAATATACAAGATTCTATTTCTTATGATGGATCAATTAAAATGGATCCGTACAACATGCCTACACAATTAGCTGACATGGTGGACGATGGATACATTGATTTCAGTATACAAGATTTACAAGGCGATATTGATTATTTGGTTATAGATGGATCACTTCCTATTGAGCCAACACGTAACGCTGAAACGTGGATGAATATGTTGAAGGTAATGGGAGAAACAGGATTAAACATGGAATACAACACAGCTAAAATTGCTGAAGAAGCAATTCGATCAATGGGTATATCTGATTTGGATCAGTTCCGTATTTCTAAGGAACAACAATCTCAGGGTCCATCACCATCACAACAAATGGCAATGATGGAAAAAATGCGTGGTGCTTCTGTACAACCTAATGAACAAGTTCAACGTGATGTTGAAGCAGGTAATTTAGTTCCAATGATGGATGCAATGGGAGGTAGACGATGACAAAAACAATTCCAAATCCAGAAATACTAGAAAAGAATGTTGATGCGAAGACTCGTGACTTTGTTAAATCACATGCCTCTACAATTATAGAATCAAACGGAAAAGAAATAATTAAACTACGTGCAGAAATAGAAGCCTTACACAACATGATAAAAAATTTAGAAGATACAATACCAACTATTTTTAAAGGCTTAGTCGATCAGCCAGTATCAGATTTTAAAAAGCAAGTCACAAAAGGTGATGTCATACGATTTATGAAAAAAATGGGATGGAGTGAATAATGTCTGAGACGCAACCTCGTGGTGAACAATTACGATTCCTGTCATCGAAGACAGGNACACATAACCTAGATACATATTTAGAGTCAGCAGAAAGAGGANCAAAAAGCATTGGTGATATGCTTGGTGATATCTTTGATTCATCTGGTGTCTTTGATGCAACGAATTTTGAATTTCAATTTGATCCTTCTGATAGTCAACTAGAAGTAAGAGTTGGCGGATCGTCAAACTCTTACGTTAACATAACTAACTTCTTTAACATCAGAGGTACATACTCGTCATCATCAACCACCTACAAAAATTTTGATTTAGTAACTCGTTCCAATGGTGATGTACACATCGTACATGGATTATCTTCTAACACCGCAACAACAACTTTTGCCGATGATGCAGCAGTTAACTCATCATCCAACACAAAAAAATTAGTAGACGTTTCTGGTGCTGCAACACAGGCAACTGCGGCAGCTTCGTCTGCCACAGCCGCAGCAAGTTCAGCAACAGCCGCAGCCTCTTCTGCTACCACAGCATCTACGCAAGCATCTAATGCTTCGTCTTCTGCATCAACAGCTTCTGGTCATAAAGATACAGCAACAACTAAAGCAGGAGAAGCCGCAACATCGGCATCTGCTGCAGCAACATCCGCATCAACCGCATCAACACAAGCAACCAATGCAGCTTCCTCCGCTACATCTGCTGCTTCTTCGTTATCAACTTTTACGGGTCAATATCATGGAGCAGCTTCATCTAATCCTACAAGCAATCTTGATGCTGGTGATTTATATTTTAATACATCATCAGGATTAAAAGTTTACAATGGATCAGCATGGGAAGATATAAAACCAACGTCTTCGGAACAAACAGCAATTAATAATGTTAATACAAACTCTAGCAACATCAATACAGTTGCTAGTCAAAATTCTAACATAACAACATTGGCAGGCATTTCTTCTGACATAACGTCAGTTGCAAATGTTGCAAGTGATGTAGCCGCTGTAGAAAATAAATTAACAGAAATACAAGCCGTAGCTAGTGACTTAGCTGAATCATCAAGTGAAATAGATGTTGTGGCTGGAGCTATAACAAACGTCAATACAGTTGGCGGTGCAATAACAAATGTCAATAATGTTGGTGGATCCATAAGTAATGTTAACACAGTTGCTACTAACATCAGTGGAGTTAATAGCTTTGCCGATAGATATCGTATTGCATCATCAGCTCCTTCTTCTAGTTTAAATCAAGGTGATTTATATTTTGATACCACTGCGAACGAATTAAAAGTTTATAAGTCTAGTGGTTGGGCAGCAGCAGGATCAACAGTCAATGGCACAGCAGCTAGATTTCAATATACTGCTCCAGGTAGTTCAACAACTTTTTCTGGTAATGATAACAATGGCGTATCACTAGCTTATGATGCTGGTTTCATCGATGTATATCTAAATGGTGTTAAGCAATTAAATGGTGTTGATGTAACTGTTACCTCTGGCACATCTGTTGTTTTTGCAACAGCTGTACCTACTGGAGATATTATAGACATTGTTGCTTATGGCACATTTGCTTTAGCATCTTTTGCAGCATCTGCTTTAACATCAGGTACAGTAGATTTAGCAAGAATACCACTCATACCAACCAGTAAATTACAAACGACTTCAATAACCATTAACGGATCAGCCGTTCAATTAGGTGGATCAACAACCATTGCTGACAATAGTGTAGTGATGGCAATCGCTCTTGGTTAGGGACGACTAAATATACGGAGGAATGTAAGACAAAATCATGGCAAATAATTTTTCACAAGCTGATGCTACACTAGCAAATAACAACTTAACAACAGTTGTATCTGCTACATCTAATAAACAAATCATTATAGGTTTACTTATAGCTAATACTGGTACAACTTCTATAAACGTAGACGCAGTATTAAATGATGGATCTAACGATAGATACATAATTAAAAATGCACCCCTGCCTCAAGGATCCAGTTTGGAGTGCGTGCAGGGAAAAATAGTTATACCTAGTGGTGGTTTAGTAAAAATAAAAAAAGATAGTGGATCAGCAGACGTAATAATATCACTCTTAACAGATGTAACGTAGATGCCGTATTTAGGTACTCCTCCACAATCTGGTTTTATAACAAGTGACGCAGAAAAAATAACTGGTCAAACGACTAACTACGTCAATTTATCAAATGCAATATCATCTTTGGATGACGTACAAGTTCATGTCAACTATGTCATTCAAGATCCGTCTACACTTACTTTTACATCTACAACACGAATAGGATTAGGCGATACATTAGTATCATCTGATGTGGTGTTGATAACCTACTTAGGAAAATCTGTAGCCACACAATCTCCCCCAGTTGGTGGAGTGTCAAATGATATGTTGGCAGGAAGTATAGCAAACTCTAAACTTGCTACTGACCCTCTTAATGCTTCTAATCTTGCTAGTGGTACTGTTCCAACAGC